CTGGAAAATGGCCCTCCAATGTATTCGTATTATACAAGTAATACGTCATTTAGCAAGACAGGAATTTTCGAAGGGTCGGCGCAGGGACTGCACCGCGCACGGAGGTGGCGCGTTCGACGGAAGAGGAAAACGGGGGGTCAGACCTCAGATCCGCGCAGCCCCTGCTGCGCGACCTGATGGTCCCGCCAGATAATGGGCGTCAATTGGTGCTTTTACTGAAAGGCTGGGTGAGGAAACCGGAAACGCGCTGCGCAACGCCCCCGATTGGCAAACACAGCCGCTTGGATTCAGAGGGGCTCAGATACCTGAGTTTCATTCGCGGGCGCCGGCGGCTGTACGCGGCGATAAAGAACCGCATCTGGCGAGATCGCGTCGGGGTGAGGACGCCATGGCACGACACGAAGACTTTCCGTCGCCGTCTCTCTGATCGCCAGGCCAGCGCCCTTCTCGATATTGAGTTGCATGTCGGCGCTTGCCCTGCCTTGGCGCCACACCTCCAGCCGACCGGTGATGCCCCGAGCAAGCAGAGCGCGGCATGCGTCGAAGATCGGGTTGCGGCGACCCTCGACCAGGGTCTCGCCGGCATACATCACCCGATAACGCTGGCCCTGCTCGGTCAAGCCGATCGGCTCGAGCTCAACCCGTGTTGATGAGCGCAACATCTTCTGCCGCGCACGGTCTATCCCCGCCTCCGCCGCGGAGTTGTACGTGTCGCCCATGTAGTTGAATTCCTCAGGCTCTTTTGACGACGCGAACGACGCGGGAAAACAGAATGACGACACGCCTCAGATAGTGCGCCAGGTATCCTCTTCGCCGTCAAACTCAGCTTCGAGAAAACGGTAGCCCTCGAGCGCCCGATAGTCGGGTTCGTCTTTCACTTCGACCTTTGGCGCACTGCCTCCAATCATCTCGTCGAGGAGGCGTCCGATTAAAGAAAAGGCATCGACCTGATCGTCGTGTCGCCCTGCGGGGAAGCTGAGAAGTTCGGCAAGCAGGTCGTTTAGCCATAGAGCGTTGCGCGGCAGGTAGACTTTCCCCATCGAGCAGCGGGCCTGGAAGGCGCGGCATCGTGTAGGCTTGTCGCGCACGGATAGAAACTGCTGTCGGTTGCAGTAGATCCGACGCTCGTTGGCGCGTCGGTCGATGAATGGCCCGAGCGACTTCAGGATTTGTCCCTGCTCTTCTCCCCACGCTAGCGGTTGGTACTGCGCGACGAGATCCAGATTGGCCTCGATCCAAACGTGCGACTCCGTCTGCTTACGCCAGACATCGAGGACAAACATGTTGTCGTCCGCATCGATGCCAACGACCACATGCACGGTGTAGTCGCCGCCTTTGGCTGTAACCGCATAGTCCGACGCGCCGTAAGTCTGTAGGTGCTTGGGGGGTTCGTCGTACCATCGGAACCAATGGCGTCGGAAAAACTCGCCCTCTTCTTGAATCGGCTGCTGCTGGTAGAGAGCAGACCATTCTGCAGCATCCACCTCGCGCTGCGCGCGCCTGAGTTGGGCCCCGTAATTGTATCCTTTCGGTTCGTCCCAGAGATACTCGCCCGGTGCGCGCCCGAGCGGATCGTCGCGGTCGACGGCGACGGCCGGCAAGGAGAGCACGCGTACTCGATAGCGGCCGCGCTTAGCTTCTTCGAGGATGCGGCCAGCCAAATCGTCTAAGTGCCATCTTGTGTGCATGATGACGCGCTTGGCACCAGGCTTGAGGCGTGCCGAGAAGTCATTGACGAACCAGTCATAGGTACGCTCGCGCACGATTTCGCTGAACGCGTCATCGCGCGAGCCGATGGGATCATCGATGATGCCAAGATCCGCGCGGAACCCCGCGATGCCAACGCCGACGCCGGCGGCGAGATATTCGCCGCCGGATTTGAGCGCCAAGCGGCCGGCCGCCTGGCTGTCGCCGGCCAGAGCAATCCCCAGGGTCACACCATGCTCGGCGATAAAATTACGCACCCGCCGACCCCATTTCTCGGCAAGTGACACCGAGTGGCTAGCCGCAAGCACGCTCGCCTGTGGGCGTGTCGCGAGATACCAGCACGGCAAGGCGATGCTGACGTATGACGACTTGGCCGAGCCTGGCGGGGCAAACAGCAGCAGCGTGTCGTACTCGTCGGCCTGCAACAGAGCTTCGATCTCCGCGATGATCAGCCGGTGATGCGGCGCCGGCTCGAAGCCGATGAAGCGCGCCCACTCAGTGAGGCTCGCCCGAACCGTTCGTCGGCGCCGCAATTCGGAGGCGGCCTCCTTCTTCGATATCGGGTTCGGTGTTATCCCTACCCCCGGCGATAATGCGTAGGAGTTCGTCATCGGATATGGTCCTGATGTTGCCGTTGACCGCGACATCGACCACTTGCCTGTCGCCATAGATCTTCGGAAGCGCCTTCGACAATGCCCACTTGCGCGCATCGATGCGCAGCCGGTCGCGATTAACGGTGCGCTCGTCGGACTGGTCGGCGATGTCGATGATTTCGTCGGCCATCTTAAGGTAGCCGAGAAAGCGCGCGCGCTCATACTTGTCACCGAATTCGCCGCCCTTCAGTGCCCACTGTCTGACTGCCCCCTCCGTCGGCATGCCGGGGCCCCTGCAGATCGAGGAGAGCGTCTTGCCCTCCGCCAGCTGTTCGCAGATCCGCTTGCCCAACTGCTCGGTATATCGAACCGGGGAGCGAGGCTTGCGCTTGCGCGATCCTTTGCCGTTGGCCTTCGCCTTGGTCGTGCTCATGAGTCGTTCCTCAATGGCGCTTGGCCGGCGACGTCGCGATCTCCAGCGCGCCAAGATAGGCGCGCTCCGCGGCCTGTGCAGCTTTCTCGGCTTTCATGATCGCGACATGCAATTCGCTGAGCCGATCGTTTGCGAAGTCGGTGCTAGCGGCTGGAAACTCTTGTCTCGTCATCATCGCAACCTCGTCTATGGACGAGCATCGGCGCAGCTTTTCCTGACAGTTGGTGCCGGGTCCGAGGCCGATGCTTTTCAGGAAGTCTTTGAAGCGGAATCTCGCCTCTTCCTTCGCTCGCAGAGCGCGGTCGAATTCCTTCTCGGCGGCAGTCACGTTTGTCGACACCTCGGGTAAGCGCGGTGAGCGCGGCTTGTTGTCGTCTCGGTCGGCCATGTGACTTCACCTTTTATTTGGGCCCATAGGCGATTGTCGGCGGCCCGTCGTGCTTCCAATCCCAAATGAACCAGGCGTGATTGAAGGACGGGGCCGCTTTTGGCTTGCCGTCATCTTCGACGAACCAGACGATGCGCTTCGTGAGGACGAGCTTTTTCGCGAACGCGGGACAATCACCAAAGAGATGCCGGCGAGATTTGGCGTGGTCGAAATCCGTGCGCAGGAGCATAGCAACGATCCCCGCGCCAGGCTCCATTAGCCGGAGCGCATGCTCGCAGAACTCCTGGCCGAGCTCATAGGGCGGATTGGTGATGATAGCTTCCACCGGGCGAGGTCCTTCGTGGAGGAAATCAAAGCCGGTGGCGATGTCGGTGTAATCGAGTGCCGCAAGGTCCCACTTCTCGAAAACGCGCACCATAGCTTCGTTGCCGCACGCTGGCTCCCAGATGCTGCGAATGTCCGGCAAATGCAGACGCAGCGCTTCCGTCACCCACACCGGCGTCTCATACAGATCCCGCTCTTTGCGCTGATAACCACTTTCACGCTGGCTCATGTATGCACCCCTTCACGCCGGCTTCACCTTGCGCACCCGCCGGAGACAACGCCGCCGCCTATGTTTGATTGCTCGAGGTTCGATCTCAACCCACAACCGACCAGGCGGAACGGTGTCGTCCCACCTTCCAGAGAGCTCGAGTACCTTGCTGTCGTCCTCGATCACCTGATGCGCAGTGAGCAGATCCAGCGTCGCCTTCCCAACGTTATCGATATCGCGTTTGCGGCGATCTGGTGCGCCAGCCGAGATGCTGACCGAGACCCAGCCCGTAAGGCATGGGGGACGCTGCAGGGTGAGTTCCCACCCGGCGGACTTGCGCCAAGCCTGATAGCGCGAGCTGCGGTAGACACGGCCTCGCCCCGAGCGCCAGATCGAATTGACGCTCGGGGGATAGGGTAGATCGAAGGTGGTCACCGCCGCTCCGGAAGGAAGGGTATCTCATCGAGCGCAGGAGCGCCTGCAGGCGCCTGCCAATCGCGCATCTGTTCCCCATCACCATCGTCGCTGCGGCCATTCGAAGCAAAAAGGCGCTTGTACTCGGGGCTCGCCATGATCGTGGTCTTGAGGCCTTCTGCCAGCTTGGCAAATGCATCGCGATCGAACTCGCTCGGCAACAGCGCGATGTAGACTTTGTCGTTGACGAGCTCGCCGGCCTTCATGCCCTTGGGCAGCTTGGCGATCGAAGAGATGTTCGCGTAGACCTTGTCGTTCGTCGTGTTGTGAATGATCGAGACCATGCACGGCACGCCCAAAATCTTCCGGATGTCAAAGCCGCCTTCGCCGATATCGCTGTCGAGGAAGGGCTTGGCGCGCCAGGCCTCCAGGTGTTTTCGCAGCGTCGACTTCTCGTGCATCGACCAGGTATAGCGCTGGTGGATCGTCATAGGCTTGCCGTCGTCCATGCGGCATTCCTCGTCGTGGATCTCGAACGACAGCATCACTTTGTGCTGCTCTTTCCGCTCGCCCTGAAAGGTGGTCTCCTGCGTGCCTAGGTCGACAACGCGAAAGCAAACCGCCGGCCATGTGCCCGCAGGCACAGGCTTGAAATTCGACTCTGCGGGACGTGGTAGAAACATCTCTATCTCCCTCTTGCTTGACGTATAAAGCGGGTACGACTCATCAGGCGGCCTCCTTGCTCTCCTCGTCCAGCCTCTGGGCGATCGCCGCGGCATCGGGCGAGGTGTGGTGTCTGATCTCGGTCAGGAAGGCGTGCCAAATCCTATCGCCTTTGCTGACTTCGCCCGTGGCGAAGACCATCAGCTTGAGGTTGCCAAGCCGCCCTACGATGTAGCGACGTCCGCGCCTGTCCGTGCGCTCGTACATCGTCGTCAGCGGCAGATTCGGGATGCGCGGCGCGCTGCCGTTGCTACTGGTCATTTCACTTCTCCATGGCGCTGTAGATCGGTCCCGCCGAGTAGGACGTTGCCGCTCCATTGGGCTGGTGATGGTGGCTAAAGGCGTAGTTCGAGAACCGCGTGAACCTTCCGTCGAAGTGCAGATGAACGACCGCACTTGCACCGTAACGATGCTTGCCGACGATCACCTCCGCCTTGCCGGCGACCGCGTCCATTTTCTTGGCCCAGTCCGCAAACTCTGGCGTGCCGTGATCGGGGCGTTCGCGCGCGAGGTAGTATTCTTGCCTGTAGAGGAACAAGACGATGTCGGCATCCTGCTCGATCGAGCCGGACTCCCGCAGGTCCGCCAAGTGCGGGCGCTTATCCTCGCGCGCCTCCACAGCCCGGGAGAGCTGCGACAGTGCGAGGATTGGAATGCTGAGCTCCTTGGCGAGGGCCTTCAGCCCATTGGTGATTTCTGTCACCTCCTGCACCCGGCCATCGCCGCGGCGTTTGGCGCTGCCCGACATCAGCTGCAGATAGTCGACGACGAGTAGGCCGATGCCCTGCTTGCGCTTGAGCCTGCGCGCCCGCGCCGCAAGCTGAGCAATCGAGATACCGCCCCTGTCGTCGATGATCAGCGGCAAGCTGGAAACCTTGGCAGCGACCTCGCCAAAGTGTTGCAGTTGCCGCTCGTCGAGCTTGCCGCGCATGGCGGCATCAATAGGAAGGCCGGCGCGCGCGCAGATCATCCGCGTCGCGAGTTGGGAAGCGGACATCTCGAGCGAATAGAACCCGACCGGCGTGCCGCTGGCCGCGATACTATCGGCGATCGCCGCGGCCAGCGCGGATTTCGCCATGCCCGGCCTGGCGGCCAGGATGATGAGATCGGTTGACTGCAGGCGGCCCATCGCGCCATCGAGGTCCTTGAGCCCCGTGGAAAGCCCACGCTTGCCGAGATGGGCGTCGCGAACCCCCTTCATCGCCGCGTCGGCCGCGGCCGAGAAATCGGTCTCCTGGCCACGCTCGCCGCGCTCCACGAGCGCAAACAGTCGAGCCTCGGCCTCTTCGATCTGCTCCTTGGGCTGGAAGTCAACGGGGCTATCGTAAGCCGCGTTGACCATATCCTCGCCGATCAGGATGAGATCGCGCCGAGTCGCAAGGTCGTGGATGGTGCGGCCGTACTCGCGCGCGTTGATGATGGTGGTGGCATTGGCGGCAAGCTTGCCCAGGTATTGCACCACGCTGAGGCCCGCATCGATTGGCTCGGCGTTCTCGAACGCCGTCTTCAGCGTTTTCCAATCCGCCGCTCTGCCCGACGCGATCAGCTTGGACATCGTCTCGTACATCTGCCTGTGCAGAGGATCGAAGAAGTGATGTGGCTCAACGAAATCCGAGACCCGCTCGTGCGCCTCGTTGTTGACGAGGATGGCGCCGAGCAGAGCCTGCTCCGCCTCGATGTTGTGCGGCGGCTTGCGCCAGGTCGCGCTCGTGTCTGCGGTGTCCTTCATCGCCTGCTTCCCTCAGTCGTGTAGAGCTCGGTCAGACCTAGATCGCGGATGATCTCAGGCGGCACGAGGCAGCCCTCGCTGCCTGGTGGCGGCCCCAGGTCCTGTGGCCAGTCACCAGTCATGCCGGCGAGCACTGCGCGCCAACTGGCTGGCTTCATCGCCGCCGGCGACCAATCCGAGCCATGGCCATTGGAAGCCGGGACGGTGGCCGCCGAGTCGAGGAGCTTGGCCAGCACGTCGCCGCTCTTGCCGTCAGTCTGCAGCAGGTACTCGAGGTCGAGCTTGAAGGGTTTGCGGCCGTCTCTCGGCGCGACGCGCCCCATCATCCAATCGTTGAAGGGGATTGCTGATAGCGCCTGCTGCCAACCCGCGAGGCCGCCGACCTCGGCGAGGCGCTTCTGGAGCCGCACCAGCCTCGCAGTGGGACGCGCCTGGCATACGACCCAGCCGTGGCGCCGGGCCGCCTCGTTGTAGAGCTCGATGGCATGGTCGGCCTCGGCCGACGCCGCGGCCCCAGCCCTGGCCTTGCGGGCGGCACTGCGGTCGAGAGGTTGGGAAGAACCATCCACGGGCGGAGTGGGTGGAGAGGAAGAAGCTGCCGAGCGCGCCCTCTGGGTTGTAGAGCCCTTCTCTACTCTTTCATCCTGGGAGGGGGCGTGAGGCGCGTCAGCGCCGACTTCTCTCTCTTCAAGATAAGACTCTTCAAGATACGAGGCGTGTTTCCTTGATTCCCTAGGCGAGTTGAGGGGGTCGACGGTGACGTCAGACCCGTCTGGAAGATGAACGGCGGTGACGTCAGAATCTGACGTCATCGTTTGGGCGGTGACGTCAGCGTCGTTAGCCTCAAACTCTGGTGTCACCACATGCGCGGTGACGTCAGAGTTGAACTTCCTGCACCATTCGGTGATCTGCTCGCAGAGATAATCGGCGTCCGGTACGCGGGTCACGTAGTGCGACACCGGGCGCCCCTTGCCGTCTACGCCGCGCTTGTCGTGCTCGAGGTAGCCCAACTGCCCCAGGCGGCTCAGCTTGTTGCCGATAACCTTGGGGCTGTAGCGAAGCGGCGCGCGCCGGCTGTCGTAGTACGTGACGTTGGCGGCCATCCAATCGCGGCCGGGGAACGCCATGCCCGTCTTGTTGCCGGTCCGCTCTATGATCCGCTTGAGGATCAGCAGATCGCCGCGCGACAGGCGAGGGTCCTCGATGGCGCGGAGGATGCAGCGCAGCTGCGATATGGTGAGGCGGCGCAGGTTCTCCTTGACGAGGGCTTCGAAGCGTTGCCGGCGGGCCCGTCTAGCCTCCTCGCCAGTGAGCGGCACGAACGGGATGACGTCGGGCGCTAGGATGCGGTCGGCGTCCCGGGAATCGTTGGGGTTGAACGGGGGCGGGCTCGCCAGGTACGTCTCGAGACGGGCGAGCTCGGCGGCGGTCCAGCCGGGAGGCGAAGGCGGATCAGCCGAGCAAGGTGATTTGAGCATCGATGCCGTCGTCTTCTTTGTGGATTTTGACCGACGGCAGGGCTCCGCTATTGAAAGCGGAGCGAAACGCTGCTACATAGCAGCCGTCTTGGACTAATTCGGCCGCTCGGGAGTTGCGATCCCCGCGGCCAAATTTTTTTCTGGAGGTCACTGGCCGCCACCCCCTAGTTTGAAGGCTGGCAACTCGTCGATGAAGCGCTGAAGCGCATCTGACGTCACCAGCGTGCGCCGACCCATCTTCTTCGCATCAAGGCGCCCATCCTTGATGGCCGAGTAAATCCGATCTCTGCAGACGCCGACCCGCGTGGCGGCCTCGTCGACAGAAAAGGCCAACCGAGTGTCTGTCATTCGCTGTCTCCTCGTCGATCTGTGTGGATTACTGATTGACAACATCGAGCGAACCAGGTCAACACGAAACTGGTCACCGTTTCGTAACGGATAGGGAAACTCGATGCACGACAGTCGCAGTCTGGTGAGGGTGATCTGGGAAGTCTGTCCGCGCGGCTATGACATCGTGAGACGCGACGAAAGCCAGTCGAAATGGCCAGGGGATATCAGGCCAGATTTTCTGGGGAAGGACTGTGTCGGGGACTTCATAGTCGCGCGCGACGAAAGTCGCCGGGAGTACGAAGCAGATTTATTGGAGCACGAAGTCTTTCGTGATTTGGTCAACTCCGCGCAACAGCCTGGACCCGATGGCGTCCTTCAGTTTGTCAACAAATGGGGACTTCTCACCAAGCTAGTGGATCCTCCTCTGAACTTCTTCCTTCGGGAACGAGACTCTGTCGTTCGGGCGCTCGGCAATGTCGAGGATATGGCCGACCTTATGTTGAGCGTCTCGCGATCGTCGCTCAGTCCCTGGCGGGGTGGTGTGGGATGGGTTGATACGCGCGTTGAGCGCATGGGGCGCGGAAAGCTCCAGCTGCATTTTGAAGCGCAGACACTTCTGCAGTTCTGCACTCTCGAGCTGCTGCACATTCGCACCCGCAGCGTCGACATCACAGCATGTGGCGCGTGTGGGCTACTCCTACCGCTTCACAAGGAAGGCAGGCCAAAGGCTTATTGCGACGACGCATGCAAGATGGTGGCCTATCGAAAGCGCAACTCTGATCGGCGTAAGAGGAGGTCCTCACCGTGATCGTGCGCCCGGCCCTGCGCGCACACCGCTGGCCAAGACCACCGGCGCGCGCTCGGACGCAATGTTTCACGCTACCGCAGCCGCGCGACGACGTTGGTCAGGGCAGTCTCGGCCCAGGCGTGCATGCGCTTGTCGTCGCTGACGGGCGGCACGTTCGGGCCGTCGGCTCAAAAGCGACGGAAACCCTCAGAGCATTCAAAGGCTTCGATGGCCTTGGCCCGCGGCAGTCGAACTTGCGCATCCCTTGCTGCGCGGGTGGCCCTTTTTACGGCGCGGGAAAACACTCGCGCGTGCGTGTGCGTATCGCGTAGTGACTGGGTCAAGCATGGCAATGGCGAGGTGGGGCGCGAGATGGCGCGCCATTGCCGAACCGGGGCTCTTTCTTGACTCTCGGACTATGCGCTACGCGGCGTTCGGCGTCCACTTGATAGGGCTGACGCTGATCTTTTTCTTCTTGCGCTCCGCAAGCCAGATGTCGCGCTGCATCTGCAGAGCCATCCAAAAGCGCGTCCCGTTGCGGAAGGCTTGCCCCAGACGCTGGGCCATCTCAAGAGATACGTCACGGCGGCAGTTGACCAGCTCCGACAGTGACGCGCGCGTGACGCCGAGGTGGTCCGCAAGATCGGTGATCGTCATGCCGAGCGCCGGCAGGATGTCCTTTCGGATGTACTCCCCTGGGTGCGGGGGTTCGAAGCCTGGCAGATCGTTGTTGTCATCGGCCATGATAGTCCTCCAGGTCCACGTCGCAGGGACCGTCAACGTCCCATTTGAATGTCACCCGCTGGTTGCGGGTCACCCACACAGCGTGCGTTCCTTTCCTGTTGTGCCCGAGCTCGTGGTACCCAAAGCCGGGCAGTTTGAGTTCTGATGGCGCTCCCGCGATGCTCAACGCCGCGAGGATGCGCTCGACCTTCTCGACCCACTTCGGGTTGACCTTGCTCCTGTCGCCCTTGGCGTACAGGAGCTTGATGCCCTTGTGAGTGATGCGACGCGGCGTCAACATGCGCGTATCGTGACGCGTGACGCTTTACACGTCAAGCGACTCGTGTCACATTACAGCATCGCGCCTTTCCAAGCAATTAATGGCGACCGAATTGTGGACAAGGTTTGAGCACGAGGCCGCACGCCACGCACGCCGGTGCCCCCCCGAGCGAGCAGGACCGGGCCCAACAGGAGAAAGACACACACCATGATCAAACTTAAATGGGCCACGCAACCGAATGGAGATTGGTACACGTTTGAAAGGTACGACTACTCCACGATCACTAACGGTCGGTGTCTATTTTATTTGGTGCGCAGGAAATCCATCAACGAACGTGCGCACCGGACAAGGGATCATTGGTGCCCGCCTAGTGGCCCATAGGGCGGACCCAATGATCATGCGCCATAGAACTAAAGGCACGATGTACGTCACATGGGCAGCTGTACCGGCGAATCAGCGTGATGGTGTTGAGCGGTATTTGGCTGATATGTATCAACCAGTCGAAGGTGACCGCTTCCCCGATGTTGTACCCCTGGTAGTGAATCTGCCGGGACAGTAACTGCAACGGTAGACTCCATGCCAGCGAGTATGGCGTCTACGGTTTCACGCAACTTCATGTATTGGTACCAAGCCCACGGGGGCTCAGCTCCCGTGGTTATCTTTGTATTCGCCCAGGTGCGGACCTTCTCAAGCTCTTCGCGTGTCATTGACCCATCCCACCATCTTGATGCAGTGTTGTTCCGCGCGCTTTGATGTTGCTGATGTTGCCGCGATTCCCTAAAGAATGCGTGCTCCCGACCGTCTCAGCGGTGAAAACGCCCTGTCAGGGAGAACCTACTGGCTCGTCGTCGAGGGCAAGGATCGCTTCCTCGAGGAGCATGAGGCATTCGGCGGTGACCTGTTTGTCGCGTGCGCCGACCAGGTCCACAAAGGCCGCGAAGACCTCCTCCGCGGTGATGCCCCACCGGCGATATGCCGCCAGAATGTTGACAGCGTGGCAGACCAGAACGAAGGAGTCTTGAATCGGCGGCACAACGGAGCCATCTTGCTTCATGGATTTTGCCAATTGCTGCGGGAGATCCTGCACATGACGTGGACACGGGCTTACTTTCTGCTTGGGATACTGATTGTCGCCACGTGGGCGGTCGGCGCATGGCTGAACGCGATTGTCTTCTTCCAAGCCATGGCCGTGTCAATGGTGGCGCTGCTCGCGTTGATCATTCTGCAAGTAGCGCTCCAAGCCAGCCGTGAACTGATTTATTCGTGGCGTCTCTCACGCACGATCCCGGGCTCTAAGGACGAGAAGGCTCTGATCTTCAGCCGAAAGATCCCGAGCCTGTAAAATCATCAAGCCAGGAAATGCGTTTGCTTCCTGGCGGCGGCGGTGATCTGAAGTTGCCCTTCTCGTCGTGCCACGTGTCGCCGGATTTTCCACGTTTCAGGATGGTGCCGCTTGGCGACTGCCAGGACTCAACTGGGGGCGCAGCAGGTGGCGCCACGGGCGGTGCTACCACCGGCGGTCCTTGCGGACCTGGACCCGGAGGCAGTCGCCGGCGCGCGGCTGCGGCATCGATAAGTGCTCGGGTTTCGGCCCGCGGAAGACCAGCTTCATAAGGTCCAGGCACCTTAGAAAGCGTCGTTCCGCTAAATGCGCCGACGAAGCCTTCACCTGCGCCGCTAACAGCGCGCACGATTGCCGGCTTGATGTCCCCGAAGTGCGCCAGCGCCGCCTTGCGTGCAGGATTGTCCTCGGGAAGGGTCTTCAACAATTCCACGGTCCGAGCGATTTCGGGCGCGCCGTCCGGCAGGCGCTTCATGTACTCTTCATACGCAAGACGCTCGGGGTTTTTGGGCGGCAGGAATAGATTGTAAAATTCCGGCGTATTCGACAGGGCGGCGCCCTCAGTGCTGCCGATCAGTGCAGGAGTTGCGTAGGCCTTGAACGTATCCTGCCACGTCTTGGCTGGCATTTCCTGCTCCAGTCTCTCAGCCAGAATGCGAGCGTCCGCTCGAGCTGCAGGCGACGCAGCCACATCGCGTGCGGCCCTTATGGCGCCCCACCACCTGCCAGCTTGTCCAAGGGCGCTGACCGTGCCGGGCGCCCTCAGAGCGATTGCAGTTAGTGCGGCGACGGAGCCGGGGATTAGCCACTGCCGGCTGGCCCAGTCGGGATGAGCCTGCTCAAAGGGTTTTCTCGAGGAGTCGAGGATGTCTTGCCTGACCGCCTCAGCCTCTCGAATCTTAGCCATGTAGGCGGCATACTCAGGCGAGCTTCGCTTGCGCAGATCGGCGATGGTCGCGTCGAGGCGCTCCATTTCGCCGGAGAGCCGGGCGACCTCGGCATCCTTCGCGTTATAAACAGGTCCGCGGCCCGCTGTCTTGCCACCTGTTCCACGGAGCTCCGCATCGCGATCGGCGACCGCAATCGCTCGCTGCTGATCGAGAGACTTCCGCTGCTCTAGCGCCGTATCGAGCTGCTTGCCGGCGTCGATCATGGCCTGCCTGTCGTCTTGCGACTGACGCAAAGCGGCCTGCGCACGCGGATCGTCTCCGGCCTCGCCCGCGTTGGCCGCGAACGTGCCGCCCGCCAGGGTCGCCGCTGTCGTCTTGGGAGCCGATCTTGCTAGGCTGGCAAGATACCTGGCCGGAGAGGCAAGCGCATTGATCGCTTCGCCGGCCATGCCACTGCCTGCAATGCCCTCGAGCGCTGCTCCTGACGCCTTGCGCGGATCAAAGAACGGCCATTGCGGATCGGGCACGCCTGGCACTTCGTGCCGCGGCATCAGCTCGTCGTTCGGCCCATAGAGCGGAGGCCTCAGCGGCGCCGATTGCGCGCGACTGTCGCCGACGCTGTAGGTTGCGCTGTATGTGGGCCCGGAATACATGCCCTGCTTTGATGCCGACGCGCGATCGGCCGCAGAGTCCTCTCCTTCGAGCAGCGAATTGACATGACCGAGCTCCGCGACGCTGCGCGGCCCCGCCGAGCCATCTGCGATCCGTAACGGCGTTACTCCAGGCTGATAGTAGTTGGCGCCGGGCGGGCGATAGAACCGCGCGCCAGTCCGATCGTCCGGTAAATCCGCGTAGAAATCCTGGCTGTAGCCACGTCCGCTTGGGGTGTAGTCGGTGTGGCCGCCTTGGGCTTCCATTCCGCTGCGGACCGTCAATTCGGGAGGGGAAAGCCGAGGCGATAGTCGGTTGACCGGCACGCTTTCATAGGCCGCGTTGTTCGGGTATGCCGCGTAGTCGTTCGTGTAGGCGACGCCGGGAACACCTGCCGTGGTGACACCGGGGACGCCGCCAAAGCGCATCCTGGCATCGGCGCCTGGCTGGTCCTCAGCGGGAAGAGGAACCGGAGTCGGATTGTTGCCCTGGCGAAGTTGTGCCTGTTGTACCTGATGATCCCGCACGAGCCCCGCCACTTTCGCCTTGAGCTCCTGCAACGCAATCGCATGGGGCTTCCGTGCTTGAGGCACGGGCGGCAGCATATCCGGCGAGGTGGCCACCTGATCGGGGACCTGCGGGGTGCCGGGCATCGGTGTATCGGCGGCCATGGGCTATTTATCCTCATGCTCTAAAAGCCGATTGGTTCTTGAGTCGAACGCTCTGCGCAGCATTGCATACGGCGCCGCTGCGATTGCCGCCGCGGAAGCATGGTATCGGCCGAAGAGATCCCAGACATTGCGGGCGGTTTGCTGCACTGCCGGGTCGGCGTACATGGCTGCACCCGTCAAGCCGGCGCCGAGCACCGGATCGATCATCAGCGCTGCACCGGCTCCTGCGCCTTGGCCGAGGCCAATGAAATGGGGTAACTTGAGCGCCATCTTGCAGTCTCGTCATCCGAGACGAACGGCGCGCCCCGGATCATCCGCGCTGGCACCTGGTTGGCGCCGAGGAAATTGAGCAATCCCCTCTTGAACGCGTCCCGCTGGTTCGCAAATTGGTCGCCGTACCGGATGCGGTACTCGAGGTCGACGGCACGATCGAGCGCATCTGTGAACCGCCCCGGGTTTGCCGGAGGCTCCAACTCTTGAGAGACTGGAGCCATGACAAGCGAATCAAAATCTCCGAAGTTCTCTGCCGAGGTGCGTGACCGGGCCGTGCGGATGGTGTTTGAGCACCGCACCGAGCACGCATCGAAGTGGGCTGCGATCGTGTCGATTGCGGCCAAGATCGGCTGCACGGCGCAGACGCTGTGCAATTGGGTGCGACAGACCGAGCGCGACCAGGGCAAACGGCCGGGCACGACCACTGACGATCGCGAGCGCATCAAGGCGCTGGAGCGCGAGGTCCGCGAGCTGCGCCAGGCCAACGAGATCCTGCGCAAGGCCAGCGCGTATTTTGCCCAGGCGGAGCTCGACCGCCGATGGAAGCCATG